CGGCGCGGGGCATGACTTGCGTAAACCTCTTCAATGGGTTCTTCCTCGGCGGTGTGAATCTCCCATTGCTCAACGTCGTATTGCGCAATCAGGCGTTGAGCCGCGAGCGCTGCCGCTGCCGCTTCATGCTCGGTCGCCCCTCTGTCTTCTGCAACCGCCATAAGCTTTTTGATGCGCTCAATGATCTTTTCGCGTTTGTTATCCATATCAAAAACCTTTGGTTTCGGTGGTGGTTTTTGGCTCGCTGTCGTATTCCTCAACAAAGCTGCCGTCGTATGAAGTGACCTCTTCCGTTTCCGGCAGGAAACCGCCAAGGAATCCAAGAACGCGGGCTTTTGACCAACCGCCGCTTGCGCAGACGGCTTGGCGCTGCATTTCCTCAACCAGCTCACGCCGGTAAGCCGCCATGCGGCCACGGCTGGCGTTCTCCAATTCCGCAATCCTCACTTCAAGCGTGGCAGCGCGTGCCTTTTCCTGCTTTAGGTTGGTTTGAAGCTGCTTCTTGCTCTGCTCCAAAGGCTCGATCTTTGAAGCGGTGCTTTTCCGCTCTGATTCGCTTTGCCGCGCGAACTCTTCCGCCGCCCGAAGCTTCGTTGTCTTTTCCTGCAACGTCTCTTCAAGCGATTCAATGCGGGCTTTCGCGCTGTCAAGCTGCTTCGCAAGATCAAGCTTTTCTTGGTAGGTCGCATAAACCATCTGTTCAAGTTCGGCGGCGCTCATGTCCGGCTGCTCTATCTGCGCCGCCACTTCCTTTGCCGCTGCGCGTGCGTTGAAAAGTCCCATGAGATACCCCCTAGCTAGCCAGCGCGGCAGCGTATGCCGCCGGGTCTGCAATCGCACTGCGCGGAATGCCGCGCGTGCAGTTCATCCACTCTTTGAGCCAGCGCATGAATCCGCGCAAGAACGGTTGCACGTTGTTGTCATCAGCCCAACCGGCAATGCCTATGAAGCCGTCGCCGTTGAAGCTGACCGCTTCGCGGCCTTGCCAATAGCGGCCATCAACGCGCAAGAACGCTTCGTAAAGCCCTGCGCGTTCCTCTGACGCAACAACGCGCGGTTCGTGCTTCTTGCGGCAAGACGGCTGCATGAGCATGAGCAATTCGCCCTTGCTGGCTAGCTTGCGGTCGTGCCTTGCGCACTCAATGGCTATGAAGCCCTGCAAAGCCCGAATGTCGATTGCTTCCAAGTCCGCATAGGTCAAGTTGCGGTTGAACGCATCGCGCACCTGATCGCGCGTCAACTTATCCGATAAGGTCATCACAAGCCCCCTTCTTCGCGTGCTTGCCGTGGCGCTTGCTTATGGAGCCAAGCAAGCCATCTTCGGGCGTGCGCTTGTCCTTCCATGCAAGGTTCTTGCACTTCCAGCACGGTTCACCATCGTTGGCGAACCAATCAAGCGGGCGTTGGATGCCGCACTTCGGGCATTCCCGCGTCTTAACGTGGTTTTCGTAGTGAACTGGCATGGTCAAAATCTCCAATCTTGCCGAATGTGTAAAACTTTGTGGAAAACGCGTTGAAAACTGCAAAAACAGGCTTTGAGGAATGCGAAAGCGATTTCATGCCCAGAAAGAAGAACCAAGAAAGAGAAACTTTCTTGTTAGTCAATGTCACAAGCAACGGTGGTTTGGTTTTGGTTTTGGTTAGGAACCAAAACCAAACCACTAGCCATAGACATAGACTTAGACATAGATATTGCTTTCGCAGTTTTTTAATGGTCGGTTTTGCATATCGGAAACCCTCGGTTTTCCGTGTGGTTTTCGTTCTCGCGCTTTTCATGGGTCTATCAGGCGTTTTGGTCTGGCTGTGGGTTTTTGCGCGGTCTGCCGCCATTGCGTCCGGCTGCACGTTTCTTGCCGAAACTAAGCGCGTTTTCGTGCATCCGGTGATTTTCCAAGCACCCGTTTTCATCGGTCTGCAAAAGCCCGATGCTTAGCAACTGATCTACGAACGCCGTTACCTCTTCGATGCAAAGCAGTTCGCAGAAGTTGGAGCCGTCGCCGAATTGCAGCAAGTCGCCCAAGATCAACTTATCTTCTTCGGTGCTGAATGGGATTACGTGCCCTTTGTTGGATGCCAGAAGTTCGCACACGCGCCACCAACGCCCGTAACCGCTCCAACCAAGCCGCCTGATAAGGCGCTGGCACTTAATGTCATTGGACGCGTTGGAATCGTGCGGGAAGTACGCCAAGCGGTCTTGCGCAAGTTCGATTGCGTTAGGCATCTTCGCGCCCCTCTGCTTCGGCGTGCATGGCGGCAACTCTCGCGGCTACCTCGTCGTGCTTGCTGTCCTTGCGGCGAAGGTAGATTGCGCCAGCTTGCTTGATGCTGCCGGCGATAGCGGCCATTTGGCGCTGCTCGGTCAACTTGGGTTCTTCGATGATCGCCGCCGCGAGAACCAAACCGGCTTGCAGACCGGCGAACAGTGCCGTTGAATCAAGCTTGATGGCTTCGCCGGTGTCGGCGTTGACTATGGCAACATCGGCACCCACGCAATCAAGCAGTGCGAAAGTGTCCGTGATGCGCTCTTTGGCTTTCTTCGTGTTGGTCATCATTTCTTTTCGTCCTTCCTGTCGAACATTGATTTGCGCGTCTCTATGCGCAAGTCGGGGTTGTTTTCAAGCAGCCACCGCGCAAGCAGCGGGGTAACTGTGTTGTTGATGCTGTAGTGGTGCGTGATGCCGTGCTGGTCGGTGTAGGGCACCGCTACAAGCCTGTAAGCGCTCTCGTAGCGCACGCGCTCAATTAGGTACTTCGTGGACACCCGCAAGCCGCGCCGGTGAATGGCAAGCGCCGTTAGTTCGATCTCATGCGCCGCCTTGGGATTGACCCGCAACCACTCGTTGAACAACTCGCGGTAGCTTTCGGCTTTGAGCGGCACCGGGAACACAAAGGCGCGTTCTTGGGCTATGACGGCTTCCACGGGCTGCGTGTAGTCATCGACGTTCATAGCGGTGCTGCCTTTCAAGGCGTGCCAGCAAGCAATCAAAGGCGAAGCGGGCTTGCTCATACGTGGCAGTGAACGGCACCGGCAACGGGTGCCGCACGCGAACGCCGCCGCCCTGCTCAATGTAGGCCGTCCAGAATCCGCGCTTGTCGCGCTCGAATGTGGCTTTAGGCATAGCGCTTCACCAGCCACACGATCACGGCAGCGTCAACGGCGATGCAAAGAGCCGTCAGCCAAAGCCCGTAGGTGTCGCCAAGCCAGATTTGGAAGGTGGCAACGGCCATGGGCAAGATGCCGGACATTAAGAGCGCTAGGAAAGCCATAACGGCAATGCGCTGCCAAAGGCGCGGCCAACGTGCTAAGATTTCTTCGTCAAATTGCGTGGCGCATTTTTGACGTGCAAGCGTGCGGGTACCAGCCGTGCGCTTGCTTCGTTTTTGTGGCGGCATCGTAAAGCGGTTGCAAGGCTTTGAAAGAAAGCCGCTTGCGTTGCATCCAGCTTGCCGCCCTCGCGGTCGGTAACCATTATCAAAACCAATGGTTTTAGCGCTGGTTTTCATGGTGGTTAACCTTCGCTTTCGGTCGTGGTTTGGTCATTGGTTTTTCTCCTTTCTTAGAACCAACGCGCTAGACCGATGCCCGTTAAGCTGCTGCAAAAGGCACGATGCCTAGCAATTCATCTGCCGTGCATTCGTACAACTTGCAAAGCTGAATCAGGCGTTGCGCCGTGGGTGACGTTTTCCCGTTCTCCCACGAACCAAGCGTGGTGATAGATACGCCAAGGCGCGTTGCCGCTTCTTGGGCGGTGTAGCCCTTGCGCTCGCGTGCTTTGCGATAGTTGCCCATAATTCATACCCCCTTCCCGTCTGCTCGTATAAGCCTTTGTGTTTCCAAAATAAACCATACGGCTTATTTTGTGGTTTAGATAATAATCCGAACGGTCTAGCGCGTCAACAATCTTTTGTATACAATTATCCGCAAGGCTCACAAGAGGGAAAGGTTAGGCAAATGGATAACGAAAACGTAAAACGCCTGATTGGTTCACGTATAGCGATTGCACGCAAAGCCGCTGGCTTAAATCAAGATCAAGTCGCGGAAGCAATCGGCGTGCATAAACAGACTATTTCACGTTGGGAAAGCGGGAAGCGTGCACCTAACGGTGAAGAAATCAGATTGCTAGTAAATCTATTCAAGTGCTCTGCTGATTTCATTTTGGGATTGTCTGACACCTTGAAGATCAGTGAATAAATCATATGCAGCTAGAGAAGGGAACAGCAATGAAGGTTTTTGAAACAGAACTAGCCGCCGCCATGAACGGGCATCAGCATGAGCAGACAGCGGCAGGGATGCAAGACACGATCTATGACCGCCTAACCGAACTTGGTTACCAGCAGGAAATCGCTAAAGATGTTGCCGAAACAGCAGCACGAAGATTCTTAGAACTCACTTCATCGTTAGAACCGCCGTGCAAAGACGAACCGGCGTATGCGCGTCTTATGCAAGACATAAGCAACGGAACAGTTGACGCGGTAGTTTGCGGATAACAAGAAGCCCCGCGCTGGTCGGCAAACTCACGCGGGGCAAACACCCAACCATTAGCAAGGTTATAGGCAAGGTGATTTTATCATGGTCAAACGTAGAGCGGCCATATATGCCCGCTTTTCGTCACACAGCCAACGGTCGGAAAGCATAGAAATACAGGTTGATGCTGGCACCCGCTACATAGCTGAAAACGGCCTTGAATTAGTCAGGGTCTATGCTGACTACGCCAAGACAGGGCGCAATACTGACCGAAGCGACTACAAACGCATGATGAACGATGCCCGGTTAGGCTTGTTTGATTATGTGGTGATCTACAAGGTGCCGCGCATCATGCGCAACCGCGACGAAATGGCGCTAACGCGCATCATGCTGCGCAAAGCCGGTGTTGAAATACTCTACGCCGGTGAGGAAATCGCCAGCGGTTCAAGCGGCGTGCTGCAACTCGGTATGCTCGAAGTGCTGGCAGAATGGGAAAGCGCCGTTGACAGTGAACGAATCATTGACGGCATACAGAAGAACGCGCAAAGGTGCATGGCGAATGGCCGCACGCTCTACGGTTGGGACATTGTAGAAGGGCGCTACGTGGTCAACGACCGCGAAGCGGCGGTGCTGCACCGCATGAAGAACCTGTTGTTTAGCGGCTCGACGGTCGCGGACATTGTGCGGGCTGTCGCCAATGAGCGAAGCCGCAACGGAAAGCCCTTCAACCATGACCGCACGAAGAAGCTTCTATTGCGCCCGCAGAATGGCGGCACGTACAGCTACGCCGGTCACGTGGTAGAAGAAGGAATGCCCGCAATCTGGCCGAAGATCGAACAAGATATGATTATCAGCATGCTTGGCAAGCCACGCCCACGCCGCCGTATAGATCACGCCGCCGAATGGCCGCTAACCGGCAAGCTGTATTGCGCAGAGTGCGGCAACACTCTTGCCGGAACGTCCGGCACCAGCAAGGGCGGCACCGTCTATGCCTATTACAAGTGCAAGAAGTGCAAGCGCACGTTCAGGCGCGACATTTTGGAAGATGCCATAGTTGATATGACCATATGCGCCCTAGAGCGCCCCGACGTGCGCAAGCGCATTGCCGACGGCATGGCAACCTATGAAGCCACTATGGAAGATGCGCCGCTTGAAAGCGAGCGCCTACGCAAGGAAATTAAAAGGATTGATGCCGCGTTTGAACGAATCTGGCAAGCCATCGAAGACGGCATAGCGCCACCGGGCGGCAAAGAACGCATTGAGGATTTGAAAGCCCGCAAAGATGCGTTGGAAACCGAATACCAGATAGCCAAGGCCAATGAAAACATTGAACCGGGCTTTTCGGAATTGATGGACTGGCTAGACAACGTAGCCGAAGAAATGAACCCGCAAGAAATCCTAACAATGGAGTTAAGGCTCAAAAAGTGTGCTCCCCACGATGAGTAACCGCGAGGTCGTGCTCGAT